CAAACGCGGAAATCTTTGAGGATACATTGTCCAATCTAAAGGTGACCCTAGGGGCCCTGGCCAACCAGCTGTCCTCTAATCTCATTCCGGTGATTTCGGACATGATGGTCCGTTTCCAGGCGTGGGCGCTTACCAATAAAGACACTGTGCAGAAATTCGCGGAAGGGTTCGCCCAGAAGCTACCCCAAATCCTGGACCGTGTGGGATCCGCGCTCATGTCTTTGGCACAATCCGCGGGCCCTGTGATTGAGTCTCTTCTCAAGATTATGGATGTGCTGGGGCCGGGAAAAGTGATATTCGGCGCCCTGGCCGCGTTTATTGCTGGGCCCTTTGTGCTTTCCCTCCTCAGTGTCATCCCCGCCTTGGTCTCTGTGGGCTCCGCATTCACCACGACCTTGGCCGCCGTGGGTGGCGTGTCCGGTATCCTGGCCGCTGTGGGCGGGGCTTTCACGGCCTTTTCTGGGGTTATCACCGCAACAGTCTTGCCAGCCATTTATAGCATAGGCGTGGCGCTTCTCACCACCCCGGTGGGCTGGATTCTGGCCGCAATTGCTGCAATTGCCGGGGCCGTGTATCTAATTTGGAAGAATTGGGACACCGTGTCCGGGTGGATTATGTCTGCCTGGGGGAAGGTCTCCGCGTTCCTGGATACCTCCATAGGAAAAATCCTGGCCGTGTTCGTGTTCCCTCTCATTGGAATCCCCCTCCTGATTATTAAGCACTGGGATGTCATTTGGGGATGGCTCCAGGGGCTATGGAACCAAATCACCGCATTCCTCCAGATCACCGTGGGCCAGGTCCTCCTCACTTTCGTGACGCCGTTCATTGGGATCCCGCGGATGATCTACAAGCACTGGGAAGGAATAAAGGATTTTTTCAGTGGGTTATGGGATGGAATCCAGGCGGGCTTCTCCACATTTATTGACGGATTCTTAGGCGCCTGGGATTGGCTCAATGGAGCGGTGGATATGGCCATCAAGAAATTGGCGGATATGGTGAGTGGCGTCCCTATCCTGGGGGATGTGCTTTCCAAGGCCGTGTCTTTCTTCGGAACGGATGCCCAGCCAACGGGAGCGGATGCCGCCCAGGCTCCAGCCCAGAACTACCGCGCCGTAAATGAGACCAGGACCTCTGTCACCAGGCAAGAGTCCACTGTGGCCGTGAATTTCCAGAATCTACCTGCAGGGGCTCGCGTGGCCCAGCCCCAGGGAGAGGCGCCCGTCAAGGTCTCCTCTGGGTTCGCTTTCGCTGGAGGTTTCTAAATGGCGTATATTGACACGCTCCGCACCGTAAAAATTCAGATCAATGGGAAGGAAGTGGAAACCGTGGGCGGATCCTTTCGCGGGATTCCGTTCTTTGTGGTCTCTCACCAGTTCGGGACTGGGCGGAGAATTGCCGTCCATGAATACCCGGGAATGGATGACCCATTCAATGAGGACATGGGCCGCGTGGCCCGTTCCGTCTCCCTGGAGGCCTATCTGGTGGGGGAGGATGTCCAGGCCCAGAAAGACAAGCTGATCACCGCGTGTGAGACTGAGGGCTCCGGGAAACTGGTCCACCCGTACATGGGGACCAAGAACGCCAAATGTGGCGCGCTCCAGATTTCCGAGAACAACAAGGAAAAGCGATGGGTGGGGATGAATCTCACCTTTGTTCTGGACTCCGACATCAAGGACGCCCCCCGGCAAAAAACAGACCGCAAGGTGGCCGCAAAGAAGAAAGCCGCCGCTGGACTGGTCGCAACAAATAACGGTTTCAAAGACAAGTTCTCCCTGGTGGGAGCCGCGCGCGCCACGGTCCAGGCTGCCGTGGATTTATCCAATAAGGCTTTGGACCAGGTTGAAAGCCTCCGAAACACCATGCGCCAAGCGGCGGAATTTGTGGAGAAAATTAAACAAGTCCGCGCAAACCTGGAGCTTTTGCTCCTGACCCCTGGCGAATTTGCCAACCGGATCCAGGATCTAATCACTTACGCCCCGGATGCTGTGAGCTTCGATACGGACGAGGAGGCCGCCGCGTTCAATCGTTCCCAGCTCCAGGAAGCCATAGCCATGGCCAGAATAGGTTCCAATACCCCGGCCGTACCGAACCAGAATGCAGTGGAGCGCCGAAAACAGGCTCGGAACCAGGACGCCCTCCTGGCACTTTTTCAACAGTCCGCCACCTTTGACACTGCCAGCAAAGTTTTAGAGGCCCAGGTGTCCTCTGTCCAGGACGCCGGAGCGCTCCAGGAAGAACTGGCGGAAACTTATGAATCCATTCTGGAAAACACTAAGGATCCGGATATTTACCAGGCGGTCCAGGACACCCAGGCCGCGGCGCTGGAGTATCTCCGGGAAACTTCCGCGGACCTTGCCGTGGTCCTCACTGTGACCCCGGCCCGGACCGTACCATCATTGGTCCTGTCCTTTGAACTATACGGGACTTTTCAGCGCTTCCAGGACATTGTGGATCGGAACGCGGCGCCACACCCTGGATTTTTGCCGGGTGGCCAGGCCCTGGAGGTATTGTCTAAATGAGTGAAATCTCCATTTCTGTGGATGGTCAAATCCTCACCGGGTGGGAGGAGGTCCAGGTCTCCAAATCCATGGACCAGCTATGTGGCTCATTTAGTGTCACCCAGTCCGCCATCAATGAGGATGGGACTATCCGCCCCATTCCGATTTTTCCAGGTGACCAGGTCCAGGTCACACTGGCCGGGGTTCCGTTCATGACCGGGTGGGTGGATGACATTGACCCCAAGGTGAACGGGCGCTCCCATTCCATTGGCGTCTCCGGGCGGGAGCTCACCTGTGACCTGGTGGACTGTGGACTCACCGACACCACCGGGCAATGGAAAAATGTGGACCTCAAGCAACTGGCCACCCAGCTGGCCGCGCCCTTTGGGCTTAAGGTGGAATCCGCTCCGGCGGACCTGGGCCAACCGTTTCCCAAGTTCTCCGCGGAGCCTGGGGACTCTGTTTTCCAGACTTTGAACAAGGCTTGCACCCTTCGCGGAGTTCTCCCCATGACCACCGGGTCCGGAAATATTGCGCTTATCCAATCGGGTGACGGACGCGCCGCTGATCGCCTGGTCTATGGTGTCAATGTGAAGTCCGCCGCCGGTAAATTCAGCAACAAAGACCGTTTTTCCCTCTATGTGGTCCGCGGCCAGGACGGGTTCCCCAGCACGGGTACCGCCTCCGCAAATAAGACCATAGGAGTGGAGGCCCGCGCCCAGGACCCGGATGTGGTCCGCTTCCGCCCCACCGTCATTGTGGCCGGGAACAACTTGGACCAGAAAACCGCCCAGCGCCGCGCCTCCTGGGAAGCCCAGACACGGGCCGCCAAGGCTGGAGGCCTGGAGGTTGTGGTCCGTGGGTGGACCCAGTCCACTGGTGAACTGTGGCAATGCGCGCGCCTGGTGTCCGTGGAAATCCCCTATTTGCTGGGGGAGGGATCCCAGGATTTCTTAATCAACACCGTGAAATATACCTATGGGGCCGGGGGCACCACGGCCACCTTGAGTCTGGCCCGCCCGGATGCTTTTGAACCTATCCCAGAGGCCGGACCAAATGCAAAGAAAGTAAAAGCCAAGGCGGACCCCTGGGCCAATGTCCGGAAATCTGTGAGGGGGTCCTAATGCTTTCTGAATTAAATCGACTTTTGGAACCTATCCGGAACCGGATCCGCCTAATGATAGCGCGATCACTGATCACCGCCACTCAAGACGCGGACGGTGGAATCCGCCTAGAGCTCAAACTCTTGGCCGGGGAGGTCCGGGATGACATTGAGCTGGTCCAACAATACGGCATTTCCAGCCGCCCCAAGGCTGACTCCCAGTCCGTGGTCCTATTCCTTGGCGGCTCCCGTGACTCCGGCGTGGCCATTGCCACCAAAGGCATGGGTCCAGAAATGCGAATAGAGCTCAAAGAGGGAGAGGTGGCGCTTCACACGGATGAGGGGGATTTTATCCACCTGAAAAATGGCCGGATGGTGGAGATTTCCACGGAAACCTTGAAAATCACCGCCACCAAGGAAATCCAGATAGATTCCCCCCAGACCACGAGTACCGGAGAGATTTCCGACTCCACCGGGAACCTTTCCGGGCTTCGGGACAAATACAACACCCACACCCACATTGGGAACCTGGGCGCCCCCACAAGTCCACCAGACCAACCGGACCAGGGGTAATTCATGGCGCTGGATTCCTCCTCCGCTGGCCAGGCATTCCAGGCAGAAATCCAGGCCCAAATGGGCCGGGAGACCCCGCTCTCCAATGCTGATATGGCCAAGAAACTGGCCAAGGTGTACCTGGACTATTCCAAGGCCGCCACCGTGCCGGGTGCAGATATGAGCGCGGGTGGAGATGTATCTATCCTGGAGGATGCTTTCCAGGTGGTGGACCCCACCACCCAGGTCCAGAAACTAGCCACCGGGATTTGCAATTATTGGGCCACCTTCGACGCGCCTGGAATCCCCGCGCATGGCGGGACCGCCGTGGAGTCCGTCACCGTGGCCGGGGCGGCAATGATTCCCGCAATGACCGCCACCATCCAGTCCCTGGTCACTGACCAGGAAGTCCCGGACCCCTTTGTCAAGTTCTTCCAGACCACGGAGTCCGTGGTCAAGACAATACCCGTCACGGTGGTGGAAATAATCCCCGTACCGCCACCGACCCCCACACCATTCCCGGAATTTATCCAATGAGGTATTTTTGATATATGTCTGATTTATGCTTAAAAAGAACCCAGCAATGGGATTTTGATTTAGACTTTGACGGCCAGGACCTGGTCCTGGGTGATGACATGGAGACCGCGGTCATTATTTCACTGTTCACATGGGCCCGCCGGGCCGCTGAGGATCCGGACCCGATCCCAGGCGGTGACCAGATGGGCTGGTGGGCAGATGAGACCCTGGAACCCTCCGGAGATTTCCTGGGCGGAAAAATCTGGCTTTCCCAGCGCTCAAAAATTACCCCGGATCTATTCCTCCAGCTGGAGCAATGGGGTGCGGAATGCCTGGACTGGATGGTCCAGGACGGCGTGGCGGAATCTGTGGCCGTCACTGTGGAGCGGTCCACCATGGAACTAAACCGCGTGGACATACTGGTCCAGATATTGAAGGGTGGCCAGATTCTCGTGGATTATCGGTATGAATTGAATTGGGAGGCCCAGACCTCCAGGAGGAGCAAATAATGGCATGGACTAGCCCTACCCTTTCGGAATTGATCTCCCGCGTGGAGAGCGATCTAAACACGAAATTTTTCGGGACGGCGGCAACTCTCCGACGTTCCGTTCTCAAAGTCCTGGCCCGCGTGTGGGCGGGGGTGGTGTACCCTCTCCACCTCTTCCTCTTTTGGATTTATGCCCAGGCTTTTGCCCACCTGGCCGATGGTGACCAGCTGGACCGCCATGGCCAGGAAATCGGAGTATTCCGCAAACCCGCCACTTTTGCCAATGGCCTGGTGATATTCACCGGGACCAGCGGGACGGTGATTCCCCAGGGGACCCTGGTCCAGACCGTGGCGGACCGCGTGGAATACCAAACCACCCAGGATGTGACACTGGCCTCTGGCACCGCTGCTGTAAGCGTGACGGCCATTGTGGCTGGGAGTGCAGGGAACCAGGATAGCGGCATCTCCCTGGAGCTTGTCAGCCCTATTGTGGGCGTGGATACCGTCACCGCTTCCGGTGCCATTTCCGAGGGCGTGGAGATTGAGGGTGATGAGGAGTACCGAGCGCGCATCCTCTATAAGAAGCGGAACCCGCCCCAAGGTGGAGCGGATGCAGACTATGTTATCTGGGCCACCAGCGTGTCCCCCGTGACGGATTGCTGGGTGTTTCCCCAATACCCGGAGGCCAATTCCGTGACCTTGCGGGTGGCCAATTATAATGCCACACCACCCGTGCTCTCCCCTTCGGAGGTCCAGGATGTGGTGGATTATGTGACGGACCGCTCCAGGAAACCTGTCACCGCGGATGTAAGGGTGGCCAGTGTCCAGGTTTCCGCCATTGTGGTCCGTGCCAAGATTCGCCCATACAACACCGCCACCATGGCAGCGGCTGACACGGAACTCCGGGACCTTTTCAGCGCCCGCGCAAAATCCCAAGGTGAACCGGGAACACCTGGCACCACCATTGCGCGCTCCCAGGTGCAAAACGCCATTTCCAGCGCCACCGGAGTGACCGGGGCAACAATTACCGAAATCCTCCAGGATGGGGTGGTGGTGACTGACATCACCCTCACCATTAACCAGGTGGCCAACCTTTCTGGGTCCTCCTATACGGAGTTGACATGACGGCGCCGCTAGTACAGGCGGTGTACCCGCGCAAAACTTCCCGCGGGTGGCGTGTCACCCTTGTGGGCTGGAATCTGGACATGGTCCTGGCTGTCCGCCTTGGCGGTTTGGATTTGATTGAACCCACCCAGCAAACCGCACGGGAGCTGGTGGTGTCCGTACCTTCCACGGCCACGGCCGGGTCCTATCCTTTAAGCCTCACCGGACTCTTTGGGGAGCTCCAGGTCTCCACCATTTCCGTGGTGGAGCTGGTGGACTTGACTCCACCGTGTCCGCGC